GTGCTCTTCCGATCTGGAATAGCATCCAAAGCCGGATTATCGAAAACCCAAACATCATAAAGAGTCACCATAAAGGCAGGCAGATTGGGATTCTCGGCACTCCAATGAGCATGATGTAAAGGCATAACATCAGTGCTGTATTGATTCATTCCCCTCGAATAGTGAGGAATCTTCCCAAACCCAGTCTCAATAACACCATTGATACCTTCTTGCCCATAATTAGACAACATGGCAACCTTATGGCCAGCCCGCACCAGCCTTTGAATAACCTGTTTAGATTGAGTGCCATAACCAGTCGGCTGATTGAAAGAATTTGAATACCAAGAGATAACAGATTTAGTCATAAAGTCAGCCTAATAGAAAACACCCCCAAAACAGCCCTACGCAGCCGAATTGGGGGTGAAATCTATAGAGTGCTAGAGACTAGCTTGCTCCACCCTTGAACTTCTTGATGTTAGCCTTCTGCACAAGTGCTGAGTCTAATCTCCAAGTAGCTCTCCAGGTTGCAAGGTCATTACCAAAGGCATAGTCATCTGAACGGTCAACTTGTAGTCCACCAGCGTTACGGATGTATAGAGCCTTTAGGTCACCAGCAGCAACAGAGTTAGCACCAAGACCAGGGTTTGGCATTGATGGGGTTTCGATTACAGGGACACCCAAGATTAGGTCACGCTTGTCCTGGCCAACACCAATGTCGAACAAGTAACGACCATAAGAGTCCTTTAGCTTACGCATAGCAGCAATCGAAGTTGAGTTTGCTAGAACAGCGAAAGATGGCTTGTTACGAAGTGCACCATCAAGGCTGTAAACAAGGTCAACAATGTTGTCAGCAGTGAACGCACCAGCAACACCAGTAGAACCAGTAACACCAGTTCCAGCAGCAGCCAACATACCTGAAGGCTCAACAGTTCCAGTTCCATTTAGGATCTTGTCACCAATAGCGTAACCGAATGCGTTACCGAACTGGTCAGCCAAGAAACCAACAATGTCAACACCAGCATCCAAAACTAGTTCACGAGATAGCTGTGCTAGTGCTGAGAACTTGTAAGCAGATAGTGTGGTGAATGCGTTGAAGGTTGGCTCAGAAGTTCCGATTGAAACTCCCTGACCTACGATAGTTGCAGTCGAGAAACCTGACTGTGATGGAATCTGTAGGTTTTCACCAGAAGCGGTGTTGATTACAGTTGCATAGTCAAGTAGAGGGTTTACTAGGCGGGCTACCTTTACAATCTCGTTGTAGAAAGAGGTTGGGACAGGAGCACCAGTAGTTGAACCGGTAATTGCACGGAATTCGTGTCCACGAAGTTCACCAGCAGCCATCTTACGAAGGATGTCAGTTTCAGAGTCAGACACAGAAGCATCCTTGAAGTTAATTGCAGCAGATGCCAAAACTTCAGCAGTCTTAGCCTCACGCTGTTCCAATTCAATAACTTCATTTGCACGGTTGATGACAGCAGTTAGATCAGCGTATTTCTTCTCATCTTCACCAGACCAGACACCGCCACGAGCTTCAACACTTTCAATAAGTGCTTTAGCCTCATGCCAAGCCTTAGCCTTTGCGTCACCCTGTTTTGCGATAAATTCGCTCATAAGGTTTGTTCCTTTCAAGAACAGTAATAAAGGTTTAGTTGTTTGTGCAGAGATAAACTCACGCATTGGTATCAGGGATAAACACGCTGACTATTTAATTCTATATAGCCTGTGGATACATAAACAAAAACCCCTGCCGAGGCAGGGGAAAAGAATTAGCTCATTTTTTTATAAGAAACAGGAAACAAAGGAATTGAACCTGTTACTCCTAGATTAGATGCGTTTCATCAATAAGTCAAGTTTCTGCTTCTTCAAATCAAGCAAAGCAGAAGGATTAGTGACCTCTGGGTCTTTAGTCAAAACCTTACTCAAAGTGTCAGTCAACAATTCACCTTGACGTTCAGTCAACTCCTCACCAGACTCCAAAGCAAGTAAAGCATCAGTCAATTCATCAGCAGAAACACCACGAATCTCAGCAAGTTTCTGAATCTTATCCGTTAGATCACTCATGCTTCTAACACTAGCAGTGCCTTCTGTCGCAGTATAGGCAGGAAAAGCAACCAGGCTAACCTCATGAATATTCACACGCTTCAACAAACGCTCATTAGCGTTAGGCCATTCATCACCATTCTCAGGCACTCTAAACCCAAAACTAAAAGCATTGACATCTCCACGCTTGATTAGAGTTGCAGCATCTCGACCAGCCTGAGTGTCAGGAAGTTGAGCCTCAACCATCAAACCCTTTTCATCCTCCTGCAACTTCAAAGTGCCGGCACGAGTCGAACCCAAAACAGTTCCAGTGTCATGATTCCAAAGCAACTTCACATCATTACGAGACTGCAGAGAAGCTCTAAAAGCACCAGGTTGAATACGCTCAATAAAAGGCAAAGGCTGAGAAGCACTATTGAACACTGCTGCATAACCTCTAAGAGTCATGCCATCGCCCTCTTGACGAATCTCAAGGTCACGAACAATCTGCCTACGCTCAATACCCTTAGTTACACGCTCACCACGCTTAGCCAAAACAGCAACCTGAGTCGGGTCAATAAATCTAACCGAATCCATCTGCATGTCACCCATAGTCATGTCACCCATTCCAGTCATGTCCATAGGTTGCTCATCAGTCGGCTGAGCAGGGTCATGCATCTCGCCAACCTCCTCAATGTCAACAGCATAAGCATTACGAAGATCATCACCAATAACAGCACCCAACTGCCAATGCCACTTAGAGAATCTATCCTGCAAGTCAGCCAAGAAATTGTAAATACCCTGCTGATTCAAATCATCTGCACATTCAAGGATTTCAACAATCTCAGTCAAAAGAATCTCATTAGCCTTATAGATAGCCAAAGACAACTGAACAGGGTCTCCACCAATAAAAGTCGCATCAATTTCAGTAGAAGCAACAAACTGAGGCAAAGTAAACGGAGCATCAACATCTAACTTACGAATATTCTCGGCAGTCGGGTCAATAGCAGAATCATAATCCTCATAAATTTCCTGAAAAAACTCGTGAAATTGAGAGAAGTTGATACCCTTGACATTCCAGTGAGCACCATGAGCCAAAAACTTTGCTGAAACCAAATTACCTAACAGACAACACAATTCCTCAGCCAAATACTCTTTAGTAGGCTCAGTAGCTTCTTCAGCAACAGGCTCAATCTCACCATCATAGGCATCACGCTTAGAAGTCGAGTCATAAGTGATGGTCTTAGGGTCATAAACCTCAGTAACACCAGCACGCTTATACGCTGCACGAGCCTCTGGATTGTTATCTACAGCAAAAGACACAGTGTTTCCATCCTTGATAAGTTCAGCAGCCACAGTTCCCTTCCAATCATTGATACCAGCAGGAGCAATCGAAGCAGGTCTCATCAACAACTCACGATACTGAATGTTGTATTCATTCAACTGATCCATAGTGGTCTCACGCTCAGACTCATCACGCCCAGTCACAATGTAAAGGTCAACACTCTGATGGTCTAACCAGTCATAATAATCCTGATGTAAAGCACCATTCACAATAAGAGTGTCATCCAAATCAGTGATACCAATCGGCACTACAGCTCTAACAGACATTTTTTCATTCATTCCATTTACCCAACTTTGACCGGCATCTCCACCCCAAGCATCCCAAGCAACACGCCCAGGAGTCGGATAGCCTTCCTCATTTGCATTGAAACCCTTAGCCTGCTTGTCAACTTCATGACGAGCAAAATAAGAAATCATTCGATTGACCACATCAGCCGAAACCGCTTCACCAGAAGCCAACTGACCAGCCCTACGCCTACCAGTAGCAGTAAACCCCTGACCAGCCTTACCCTCATCAATCCACTTCAAAGCCCGCTGAGCAGCCTCCTGAACACCTTTAGGAGGGTTATATGTGCCTGCCTGCACTGCACGCTTCAACTCTCCTCCTGGAGGCATCTTCTCAGCAATACTCAAAGCAACCATCTGAGCAATAGCCTTCTTCTTATCAGGATGCTTCCCAATAACAGTGCCATCCTCTTTTACAGTGTCCCAACCTTCAGCAGACTTAGAAATAAAATATGGCATTAGTCCTGCTTCTGAATCATCACGCCAAGAGAATAAGTGCCAGAAGTAGTGCACGCATAAAGCGAATCACCTGGGTCTAAACTAATCTGCAAAAACACCGCAGAATTTATGTGAACAGACTGCCCCTGAACCAAGTTTGGCCCACCAATCCAAATCTGCCTACCCGCTGCAGATTCAAGATTATGCAAAATAGCTCGAACAGGCTGAAAATCTGGAGCAACAACCTGAGTAACAGCAGTTCCAATAGAAAAACTAGATTGAGTAATCATTATTCGCCTGTCTTATAACTATCAGCAGGAAC